CCTTGTCTTGCTCTTGCTCTCTTGCTTTGGTTTCGTCTGAATTGTTATCTCTTTTCATTTTTATTAAGTCGAGAGGGTCAGACAAGTTATATTCTGAAACTTTTGAAAAGCTAACTGTCACCTTGTCCATAACTTTTTGAATTGCTTTTATTCTTTCTAATTGCTTTTTTTGTAAATGATTTAAAGAATTACAATCAATAATTGACATAAATTCCTCGAGTTCTTTTGCATAAGCACATTTTGAAACACCTAAACTTTTGATATGTTGGTTCTCATCAAAATATAAAACATATACTGCACCATAAGTTGATTTTTTAACTGCACACCATTTGTCAGTTTTAGGATTTAAAGTCGAATAACAAACTCTATCGCCTTGATTTTTGTTAGTTTCAATCCAAGTTCTTCTCTTAGTCTTTAATCTAAAACCCCAAGGATAATTTGAAACTTCCAAAGAATTATCAAAACTATTTTTGTCATATATATATTTAGTCATACTTTCCTTATTTTAGTTTCTGATCTCATCAGTTGAGGCTTAACCTCAATACACCCCTTTGAGGGGGTGTTTCGATCTAGTTTTTATCAACTATTGCTTTTTTGTGATCAAATTCTTCATAAAAGATTGAACCACCAATACCACCTTCAATGGGCATAGATAAAGATTTAGGTACTAAATTTTTTGCTTCTTCTTCGTTGTTTGCTTTAACATCAAAATAAGCAAGTGATTGGATTTCTATTCTATAAGTTTTCATAGTTTCCTTTATTGTTTGATTTGTTTTTTATATTAAACATAGGATAATAATAGATTATCTTACATAGATAACAAGCATATAATTAAAGATTTATTCAATTAAATAAGGTATAAAAACCCCTATAAATAAGGCATCAACTACGGCGAAAAATGGTCCAAAATGAGGCACAGTTATGGAAGTATTTAAAGAATAAAACCCCCCAAATAATTTGGGTTAAGGTTGAGAATACAAGTCATCTAGGCACCCCAGATTTATTGGGATACAATAAAAATAATACTTTCTTTACTGTTGAACTAAAAGTAACCAAAGGTAATAAACTATCCTTCTCACCCCACCAAATCGCCTTCCATATAAAGCACCCTATAAATTCTTATATCCTTGCAATGCAACTTCTTAACCAAAGTCTTAAACTTTATGAAGGCAATCAAATAGAGTTGCTCGCAGCTCGTGGCTTGAAACTAGATGCGAGGTGCGAAGGGTTAGAAGATTGCATTGGTAAGATCGAGGCAGTTTAGAATTGTTATAAGGTACAGTTCCGATAAGTAATGATTATCGGAATTACCATTGATAATCTTAAATTATCGTTGCTAAACTGTAAGTTGCATTGTATTAGTTCCTCGCCACTAGCAACGAGATGCAACCACTAGTGGAATTTCATAGAGGTACCACAACCGTTTACTATTTTGCATTTTTATATAATTATTAATTTATATATAAAAAAAAGTACCTCGAACTGTTGTCATTAATGCTTGATCTGGATTGTCATAGCTTGTAAAAACCAAATGGGTTACAAAAACACCTTAAAAAAATTTTGCAAAAAAAATATATGGAAATAGACTTAGAGAAGATTAAGAAGCTGCCACCTGACATCAAGAAGGACTACATGAAGATGTACTTAAAGCTTGATGAAAAGAAGAAGATACTGAAAATAAGAGAGGATTTTTTATCTTTTACCAAACACATCTGGCCAGATTTCATTGAAGGCGATCACCACAAAATTATTGCAAAAAAATTTAATCAAATAGCAGAAGGCAAAATCAAACGACTTATTGTCAATATGCCACCCAGACATACAAAGTCTGAGTTCGCTAGCTCCTTGCTGCCCGCTTGGATGATTGGGCGTAGGCCTAAACTTAAGATAATCCAGACAACCCACACCGGAGAACTAGCAATCAGATTTGGGCGTAAAGCTAAAACACTAATGGATAGTCCCGAGTACAAAGAAGTTTTCGAGACAAGATTAAGAGAAGACTCGCAAGCTGCAGGACGTTGGGAGACAGCACAAGGTGGTGAGTATTTTGCATCTGGTGTTGGTGGAGCAATAACAGGTCGTGGTGCAGATTTACTTGTAATAGATGATCCACACTCAGAGCAAGACGCAATGAACCTAACAGCTCTTGAACGGGCTTATGAATGGTATACATCAGGACCTCGTCAAAGGTTACAACCCGGTGGAGCAATAGTTGTAGTAATGACTAGATGGAATACTAAAGATTTAACAGGGCAATTATTAAAACACCAAAAAGAATTAAAATCAGATCAATGGGAACTAGTTGAGTTTCCAGCTATCATGCCTACAGGTAAACCCGTTTGGCCAGGTTATTGGAAACTTGAAGAACTAGAAGCGGTTAAGGCATCGCTATCAATTCCTAAATGGAACGCACAGTGGATGCAAAACCCAACGTCTGAGGAAGGTGCTATCATTAAACGTGAGTGGTGGAAAGTTTGGGAGAAAGATGACATGCCACAACTAGAGCATATCATACAATCCTATGACACAGCGTTTATGAAAAAAGAGACAGCCGATTACTCGGCTATCACAACGTGGGGCGTGTTTCGAGAGAATGAGGACAGTCCTTCTAATTTAATATTACTAGATTCACTAAAAGGTAGATACGAGTTTCCAGAACTTCGTCGTGTTGCTAAAGAGCAATATGATTACTGGCAGCCAGAGACTGTGTTGGTTGAGGCGAAAGCTAGTGGACTACCACTGACGTATGAACTTAGAGCTATGGGAATACCAGTTGTTAACTACACACCATCGAGAGGTAATGATAAACACACTAGAGTTAATTCTGTTGCACCTTTGTTTGAAAGTGGTATGATATGGGCACCGGAGCGAAAGTTTGCGGAAGAGGTCATTGAGGAGTGCGCAGCGTTCCCTTATGGCGATCATGATGACTTAGTCGATAGTATGACTCAAGCTGTTATGCGATTTAGACAGGGAGGATTAATACCTCACCCAGAAGATTATAAAGACGAGAAGATTTTTAAAACAACAAAGAAGTATTACTAATGGCTGAACTAACCTCTGATCAAAAAAAACTTGAAACTATTCTTGAGGAAAAAGCAGTAGAAAAAGCCACACCTTTTATTCCAAAAACAAAAAAAGAGATAAAAAAAACTAAAGAAACAGAAATGTTTGCATTGGTTGAAGAGTTTAAAAAATTAAAAGAAGAAAGCCCCATGTTTAGGAGTATGTCTTTTAGAGATTTTAGAGAACTAAAAATAAAAGAAAAAAATTTACTTAAAAACAAACTTGTAAAATTAGATTTAAAATACCCTGAAAAAGAAATAATTGATAAAAATGGAATGGTTAATAAAGAAAATGCTAAAGAAGCAATAGATGCGGCTGTAGTAGATTTAGAAATAGAACCTATAGATGGTTTAAAATTACAAAGATCAATAGACACTGAAGGTGAACAATCAATAACAAGTGGTGAATATACAATAGGTAATTTTAATTTTAGTAGCCCTAATTTAGAAGAAGGTAAATTAACAACTGATGCATCTTACAATCTTGGAGATTTAAATTTAACAGCAGCAGCTAACACTAACGATAGTGAGTTATTAAACAGCGAACTTGGTTTTAACTATAACAATGAGTTAAAAGGTTCTGTATTTAATGAAGATGACTATAGAGAAACAAATATAGAATTAGATAAAACATTTAAGCTAGCAGACAACATTAATGCAAATCTTACAGGTAGTGCCGGTACTCAAACTTTTGACGGAGAAACATACAAAAGTTCTGATCTAAAACCTAAACTTAGTTACAATAATGGAATACTAAGTGCCGACATTTCTAAAGAAATTTTAGAAGGAGGTAGTATACCTAATTTAAACTTAGCTCTTGAAAAAAATGGTTTTTATGCAAGAGGTGACAATTTATTATCTGAAGATAGAGGTGGTACACTAGGTTATGAAAAAACACTTGGTGATAAAGAAGGTGATATTTTTTTTACTGCTGGTGGTGAAATAGAACCATTTAGTGGAGATAAAACATTTGGTATTGGAGCTAAATATGTATTCAACAAAGGCGGCAGAGTTAAAAAAGCATCTGGTGGCAGGGTACGAATGGCGAGCGGCGGGATAGCTAAGATTTTAGGATTATAATGACATTAGGAAAAAAATCAGGACCACCACCAAAAAGAGGACCTAACCCACAAGGCTTGAATATTAAGAATAATACTGTTAAGACAGTGAAACTGGAAAAAATAAATGGCAACAGACAAAGTATTACCCAACGAGATAAGAAAAGAAGTTAACATTCCTAGCGAGGAAGAGTTACAAGTAGAGTTTGAACAAGAGACAGGACTGCCTGATAGTAAGGGTCCAGTTGAAGTTCAAGAGAATGAAGACGGTAGTGTTGACATAAACTTTGATCCCTCAAAGGTTAATGTAGAAGGTGGTGAGAACCATTTCTCGAATCTCGCTGAATATTTACCAGACGATGTATTAAATTCATTAGGTGCAGAACTATCTGACAATTACATGGATTACAAAGCATCTAGAAAAGATTGGGAAAGAACTTACACACAAGGACTAGAACTCCTAGGTTTTAATTACGACGATAGAACAGAACCTTTTAAAGGTGCATCAGGTGCAACTCACCCAGTATTAGCAGAAGCTGTAACTCAGTTTCAAGCACAAGCATACAAAGAATTATTACCAGCAGATGGCCCTGTTAGAACTCAACTTATTGGAATACCTACTCCTGAAAAAGAAGCTCAATCTGTAAGAGTTAAAGAATTTATGAATTATCAATTGATGACACAAATGCCAGAGTACGAGGCAGAGTTTGACCAAATGTTATTTTATTTACCATTAGCAGGATCTGCATTTAAAAAAGTTTACTACGATGAGATTATGCAAAGAGCCGTATCTAAATTTGTACCGGCTGATGACATTGTTGTACCGTATACTGCAACATCATTAGATGATTGTGAATCTATAATTCACAAAGTGCGTATGACAGAAAACGATTTAAGAAAACAACAAGTAGGTGGATTCTATAAAGATATG